TGCAGTTAATAATGTTTTTCCAGGTAACTCTGCCTGCTCACATTGCAATGATAACCATCTCGGAATGTTTTCACCTAATCCAAATGGTCTTCCAGTTTGAGTGTTTTCTAATCCTAATTGAAATCTTTGCATTGATCCATTATTAAAAGTAAAATTGCCATCATCTGCAGTTGTTTCTTGCCCTCTAACAAATTTACTTATATATGAAGGTATAGGTAATATAACATGAAACCTATTGGGTTTTACTAATCCATTTTTACTGTTTATGTTTGAAAGAAATGATTGTGGTGTAAATGCCATTAGAATTTTTTCCTTGAATCAGACCAGACTTTTCCGGTACTTGCTTTTTCAAATCTTTCAACTGGCAACAATGCAGCGATATCCCATTCATTAGCATCTATATTAACAAATCTAGATTGAACATGATTTGCCAAATATCTTTTAATGCATGGGGTTGCTTCAAATGATTTTGAAGCAGCACTCAATAAAGAATAACTTAATTTGAGTTTTGTTGTTGCATCATACTTATCATTAGTAGCATATTCACTTAACTTATCCAGAAGAATGATTCGTTGCTTTGGATGAATGTAATGCAAATTCAACCCTAAAAAACCGTCTGAGTATTGTTCTATTGGTATGACCAATGGGAACCTATCATAATATGGCAACGAATTCTTTGTCTTTGGATCATAATAAAAGAAGAACATACCCCCAATAAATTGAATATTTCTCATTCTTTGTTTATCTTTTAATATGGTTGAAGGTGTAGGTTTTAGTTCCCCCATCTTTGCCCGCAACCAATCTCTGGCACGCCTAGTACCGGCATTGTATCCTGATTTTTGTAATTCTTGATTTATTCTGGTAATTAAGTAAGCCATGATCTATTTATTCGCATTTTAACCAATATTTAACAAAAAAAACATATAAGTATTGCTGTCCTTGGTTGATTTATAACTCTATTTGATACCTAATTCTCTTTCAGTAATGATCTGAAACACCCAACCATGTTCTTGACAGAATTCATCTGCTGCTTTCCATTTACATTGATTAATAACATATGTTGCTGCTTCATTAATATATCTTTTAGTCTTTCTCTTCTGTATTGGTTTCTGTGTTTGTGCTGATGGTTTAACTTCAATAACATATGTCATTACTTTACCATCTTTTTGTTTTACTTTAATAATGAAATCTGGAAAGTATCTGTGCATTTTATTATCTACAGGTGAGAAATATGGTATTGAAAACTCTTCAGATGCCCACCAAACTACCTTTTCCTGATCATCAAAATACTTCATACATCTAAGTTCCCATGACGAACGATAGATTATGTTATTAGGATTGCCTTTATATTTCTGAGGATTCCTAGGTTTGAACAACCCTTTATAAGTATTTTTTCCATAAGACATACTTTTATGTATATGATAAAAAACCCCACCGAAGTGGGGTTCTTATTTTACGACTTCTCTGCAAGAGATTTGAAGTAGTCCATATCTTCATCATCTGCAGAATTCTTAAATACAGGTACATCAACATCCTCATGAAAACTATGAATAGAATCTTCTGCTTTAGTTTTCATATTAACTGAACCTTCTAATCCAAGAACTTTTTCTAATCTAGATTTCATTTGGTCATAAGATTTGAAATTCTTAGGATCATGAAATTCTTTTAATGAATATTCTTGATTGAATACTGCCTCAAGTTTATCACGATCACCATCTAACAATGCACTTGGTTTATCAAATTCAGATTTATCATAATTGCGATAATTTTCTACATTACGAATCTTAATCTTAAAATTTGCACCTTCTAATAGATGAAATGGATTGATTGGTGTTTCATCTGCAAATTCAGGATCCATTGCCTCTTTAAGTTTATCATAAATTTTAGTACCATACTTAAACAGTTTTACCTGTCCTTCATTTTCTTTATTGCTTGGATCAGAAACAATATAGACATTTGAATAATAACTTAACTTACGTTTTTGATTCCGTGCAAGGTTTTTGTTTGCATCAATACCAGAATTCCATAATGTTGAATTGTGTTCACATACTGGACATTTACCATTGTTGATTGTAGTTAAACATTCATCAATCAACCATCCACCTGGTCCTTGAAAGCCATGTTTGAATACTCGTACCCAAGGAATACCATCATCACCACCATCTACTGCAGATGGAGGAAGAAACCGAATAATTGCCATACCGTTTCCTGCTTTATCTACTGATGGTTGCCACATTCTAGCATCATCTTTAGAACCAGAATCTGCAGTCCTACTTGTGTTCTCAATTTTCTTAATTAAACTATCTAAACTATTTTGACTCTTCATCAATTTATCAAATGCACTCATTTGTTTTGCCTCGTATTAGTTGTATGTTAATATATCGTCTTGTCCACATGATTCATAATATAAAAGTATTTAGTCATGCAAACTCCTTCAATAATATAGATTTCATTTTATCACATTCAAAGTGAATAAACGGCAAATATTTCAAACATTTCCGATTGAACTGTGGCCAACGAATAGTATCAGTAATTCGTTTAGACCACATCGGAAAGAAATTCATTAGAGAATTCATAATACATAAAGTCTCTAATTGAATATCTCTTTGAAGAGTCATTGTTAATAACTTTGGATAATCTCCATTAGTCTTAAACAAATCATTTGTATTCTCACAATTCTCTCTAATGTATTTGCAATCATTAGTAAAATTGTAAGTCAATGCTTGGATTATCTTCATACGTTCTTTGTGACGTACCATAGCATCCTCTTCAAGTAACTTACCAACCCACATGTTTTCTTCACATAAAAAATTAGATATAAAAAATTCTATACAATCTTCTTTCTCATTTCTACGTGATAACTTGTAAAAATAATATTTGTCTTTACGATTCTCAAAAGATTCAATAGTTATTCTAGATTTACCTTGATACTTAAAATAATCATATGAATCAGTTGAAAAATGTAATTTAAGAGAATTGTATAAAGAGAAAACTTCATAACCTGTCATAATAATTAAAAAGGTAATCGTGCTGATTTAGGCAATAGATTATGGTCTTGTGCATCCATTTCAATCTTTTCTTTGAGACTGTTATTTACTAATGTTGCAGCTACTTCAACTTCAAGACCTGTTGTATTACAGTATTCAATTATGGCTTCATAATGAGTATAATTGGTATCTGAAACAATATTTTCAATTGCTTTAGCAAATTCCTTCATTTCCTCTTTAGTTGCCATTACTTTACAATCGTTTGATACAGAGTTTCAAATTGCTCATGCACAGCAACTTCTTCATCATAATTTTGTTTATGATAAACTTTTACCATACGATTAACAATTTTCTTGGGAATATTTAATTGAGTGCAGATATCTGATACTGCATTTTTAATTAAATCTTTTTCACCCTCTACTCTAGTTAATGCACCAGAACATTCACGTAATACACCAAGTAACTTCTGTTGGTCTGCTGGATTACTAATCATATTAATACTCAACTGTGTAACTGACATAATATACTCTCCTTTATTTTTTCATTGCATAGGTAATACAAATTGCATCTGGATTTGTTGTATATGCACACTTAACTGAAAGTGGATCTACTCCTTTTGCAATTGCTTGTTCAATATTTCTTGACATTAAAGTCCTATCATTAATCATATACATTGTTACTGAAACTGCACCAACAATTAACATACCAATCATTGTTATTGGAAACCAATCTAATTCTTTCATAATTTTAACTCCTTTGTTAGATCATTCAAATCACTCTGCTTCTTATAAAAAATGTGTCTGCCTATCTGTATAGTCTTAGGTAAGTTCCAACCTGGATTTACATAATCTGCATGATAGTATGTTGCACCTTCAGTCACATCATCTATAAATTCATAATTCATTAATACTCTTACTGCTATTTCACGTATACTATTATACAACAAAGTATCTGTGATTGTCAAGGGTTTATTTAAGTTTGCCCTCTCACACACCCAAGAAAATTGACATATATTATTTTTCTTCTGATGAACTACACTACAAATTGTCGGTGCATAGTTACCAGATGCTAAACGATTCAAAGTTACAAGTGCTACTGCTACCTTACCAACATCCGATTCATGTCCCGCTTCAAAGTAAATATTCTCTGCTAAACAATCAACTTGTTTTTTAACAGGTTCAGTTAAACTTCTATATGAAACATTGATCGGTAAGAAATAAGTATTTGGTACATTAACTGATAATATAACTACAGAAAATGCTACACAAATACTCATCATGGTTAATGGTATTCGCATTGTTCTCTCCCTATGATTGTGATAGGTTATTCTGTTACGAGGAAACCTATCGAAACCCTAAGTAGCCGTTAAGCTGCTAATTGATAAACGCTTTCGTTTGCATTTATTGATTTTACTTTTAACGACTATCTGTGTCGTGTTGTCTGTTTCGTTACTCATTGCCCTGTCGAAACTATTCACCCCCATCAAAAACATACTAGTTCTCAGTGACCGATGCCGTTAAATAACACCGATGTATCTAATATGTTTATGGTGGAGGTGGGGGGATTTGCACCCCCGTCCAGAACACCTTTTACTTCACTTCATACAACAATTCTTCTAAGTATCCTATTAGAAGGATACTTTAATACCTGCCCCAATTGAATTACCATCAAACGATGATACACGAGTTTGACCAATCTGATAACGATAATCAACTGTTGCGGCAACATTCTTAACAATAGGATAAGATAAACCAACGCCACCTGTTACAGCATATCCATCTTTCCCAGTTTGATTATCAAGCATTGCGGCACCAGCTTTAACTGAAACTTGAACTGGACCAACTTTGGCAACATCATAAGCACCAACTAAACTATAACGGTCTTGATTGTTTTTGCCTTTAGTAAACTGGTCATAACCAACAGTAGCAGTAACACTACCAAATTTTTGACCAACTGTGATACCTTGACTATTACGATCTGTACCACTATAATCTTTAGTTACATTAACACCCACTTCTACGCTTTGTGCTGAACCAATAACTGCCATCAATGAAACT